TGCTAATCTTACTTTTTCAGACCACAAATTAACCTTCTCTTGCTCATAGATTGTAGATGCATTAGTTAAAGTTAATTCAAAATTAGTCATTTCAGAATCATCAATACCTTGAGCTGCTAAATGTACAATTGCTATTTTAGTTAATTCACTAACAACTGTTCTTTGAATTCTTTCAATAGTTCTTGCAAAACGAACATCTTCTGCCGCCAAAGTAGCTTTACCATTAACGTTCTCATCATATGATAAGTAAGCCTTTGGTACTCTTAATGCTGCAAATAATTTATTCTTTAAGTAATCAATATCTTCAATAGCTGCGTATTCTAAACCTTGTAAGTTATCAATAGTTGTTCCACTATCACTACCACGTACAGGTAGGAAAAAATCTTCAGTAAGGTTTTGTATATTGTATTTTAAATTATAATCACCGGTATCTTTATTAACAAATGGAGTTTTTTTCATTTTATTAATAATCTTCTGCATATAGTTATCCACTTCTTGTGGTGGAATATTACCTATATCAATTTTAAATACCCTTTTTTCAGGCGCTCTCATAATACGATGGATTAACATCGCATCTTCCATAAGAGATAATTGTTTCCAAATTCTTCGTGCACCTTCTACCATTGATTTACCATAAGGTAAAAAGTTGGTATCTGATAACATACGGAAGTGAGCCATCTCATACTGCTCGTATTCTTTTTTACCAAAACGGTCCATTTCAACCTTATACTTTACATAATCAGGATTATTAGGGTCAGTACCTTCTAATCTTTCTACATTATATATTGAATGTGGAGCAACATTAACAATACCTTTACCTGGCATAATTTCCAATGCTATAAAAGCATCGCCATATTTTACTAAATTTCTAATCCAAGGCCACAAATTAAATTCTATGTTCATTATATCATAGAATAAATTATGTAACATATCTCTTACATTTTCATTTGTAGATTTAATTTGAAGAACATCACCATATTCATTCTTAGTTGTGGATTCATCCGCGTATATATCAAGAGCCGAACCAATAATTGGGTCCTGGTCCATAGCATCATAATCTCTAAAAAGTTCTCTACGAACTTGATGATACGCCATTGATTGAGCGCCTTGATTATTTTCATAATAAGACCTTTGTAACTTTGTATATCTATCTCTAAGATTTACGAAGTTTGTGCTTGATTGGCGTTCTTCGGTATCAACAACTTTACGCTTACCATCTTTATCAACGGTTACAATTGCGTTTGTTGAAAATAATTTCTTTAACCTACCAAAAAAACTTCTGTCATCTACTTGTTGTTCGTCTGCCATAATTTATTTTACCATTTTCTACAAGACCAATATCTTGCTTTTGTTCTAGGACCTGGATTATCACAATTGTGTCTTGCTCTAAAGTTCGCTCTCTTTCCTGGGTTATTTTTTTTAATGTTCATTCCCTTTTGTCCAAAGTTTACTTTAATTACTTTACCCGTTTTTGGGTTTTTAACATAAACTTTAAATTTCTTAACATCACCTTGTGTTGGTTTGCCCAATTTCACTTCTCTACCCTGATATTCAGCTTCGTAAACACAATTACAATTGGCTTCTAATAATTCATTTGAGTATGATTTTAGGTATGATAAGAAATCATCCATATCTTCTTGCTCCACATCCAATTCATCGTAATCATCGATTGGATTGTCTTGTGGTGTATCTCCCATAGCATATGCTTGGTCTATATACTCATCTTCTTTTAAAATATTTGCTAATTTAATCATTTGGCTTTAATTTATATTTTGACATATACCATAAATATCGTAATTTGTCAAAACACTACATTTTTTACAACCATTGTGTTAAGTCTTCAATATCATCTCCAATTTTCATTTTCCAAGGGTTATCATCCATATTATTTCCCCCATACACTCCTTCGTATTGTTGATTGGAACTTATACCACCTAAAGTTCTTTTAGTAAGGTCTATTCCTTCCTGTCTTAAACGAAGTGCAGTATCTCTAACCCACAACCCAATACATAATGCCATTGTTAAGTCATCATTATAACTTTTCATAGCTTCAGCTCTACCGTTGATGAATATAAAAGTAAATAACTCATCTATTAAACGGTTAGAACGAATAGTTACCGATTTTTCTCTAAAATATTCATCCAATTTAGAAATAATAAGTGGACGGGTTTTAGAGGTTGTTGAAAATCCCGCTACCATTTGTTTTTCATCTGCTCTATATTTGTTTTTCATCTGATGTTCAACATCTACATATTTTAAATCCTTACTCATATAGAATAAGTTTTTATAATCTCTATCTATACATTGTTGAATACACGCCCAACCAATGTTTGAGTTTTCTACAACAAGTAATGCATCATTATATTCAGTTGAAAGATTAACTAAAAAATTTCCAAAATCTTTTGTATCAACTTTGCCTTTATATTCCGCTACTTGCGTTGCATTAGTTACATCTATTACATGACATGCAGAATAGTCACTACCATCTCCTCTGGCAACGTCTGCCACAACCATATACGAACCATTTGCCGATGGGTATTCCCATCTCCAAAGGTTTCCATCAAACCCAGTTTTTTCAATTGGGTCTTTACAATATGTTTCTTTATAAAACATAAGAAGTTCAGGATCAATAACTGTATCACCCGAAGATACGAAATCACAATCACATTCTTGTGCTGCTTTTTTTACTCCTAATAATTTCTCTTGCTCATCTCTCCATTTTTGGTCTCTTTCAGGATGAACTGTCCAATGTAATTTAATTGTACTAAATGGATTTGTACCATCTTCTGCTCCTATCCAAGTTTTATGAAACCAGTTACCCACACCATTTGGAGTAGATAATGCAACGCACGCACCACCCGTAGATAGAGTTGATTGAGCTGCAACCCAAATCTCATCAATATCATCGATAAAGGCGGCCTCATCAAATATAAGAAGTGATAATGCTTCCGAACGTCCTGCATCGGGAGAACTAGCAATAGCCTTGATTTGAGAACCATTATTTAAACGAAGGGAAAGTTTGTTATCTTCTAAAGAACCACCTTTTAACCAACTAGGTAATAGTTCATGCATTACTCTTACTTTGGTTACTAAGTTCTTTGCTACATCTTGTTTTGTTGCGATAACTAATACGTTAAAATCACTATTAAATAACATTTTCCAAAGTGCAAAACCGGCACAAAGAGTAGAAATACCAGTTTGACGTGATTTTAACACTATATTAAAACGATTACTAGCGAATTCAGTTAGTGTTTTTTCCTGAAATGGGAAAAGTTGAAAAGGTATTTTACCTCTTACCGGATGCTGAATCATACAATACTTTTTCATAAAGTGAATCGGGTCTACCGCGCACTTTTTGTATTCATCGGATATTATTTCCTTTAAAGATTTTTTTTGTGTTATCCCTGTGCTCATATTAATCGTTAAGAGGTCTTACTAAATCGTAATTTTTATCTTTTAATTTTTCATAAGCCTCATTTCTTAATTTAGTAGCTTGTTCAATCTCACCCTCAAACTTAATAATCTCCAAAAGGATTTCTGCTTTAAGTTCTTCCACATCCCTTTCCATACTCCAAGTTTCAATCTTACCATCCTCTTGAACTACTTCGTATGTTTGTTTAGCATCGTTGTATGCTTGCTTAAATTGAGCCACCACATCGTTACCATACGCAATCATATTAGAATATATCTTATAATCCTCATATTCTTTCCACAAACCATCATATTTTATTTGAGCTTCTCTCAATGTAAGACAATGTAAACAATATCCAGTCTTAGAAATTAATTTTTTATCAACTCTACCTATTTTAATTGTTTTACAACTATCGGATTTACAACTATTTAACTTATCTAAATAAGCTCTTGTTTCCGCCATTATATCACCAAGTTCTGAAAATTCTACTCTACCACCTCCAGTTTGTTCCCAAGACCTACCATTTTCATCGGTCCATTTTTCACCAACTTTACGTTTTACAATTTCTTTATCTGCACCAGAAAACGAAATAAATGAATCCTTTTCATATTCAGCACCATGCATTACCATATCAACCAACTTCCTACGAGTTGGATGCATAAATTTTTTATTAAATTCTCTTGCCATATTACTTTTGATATATTTGTATATATAAGTATATCAAATTAAATAAAACGATTATCTTCCGTATTTAAAAATACCTAAAATTTGGTTTAATGGTGCAAATGCTCCAGTTAATTTATAGGTATTACCCCCATAAACAAAAACGATACCTTCGTTTGGAACAATTTTATCAAAACCACCCAATGTATTTAATCTTTGTAATTCAATTTTAAGTTTATCTATTTTTTGTGGGTTTCCAGATGCTTTTATTTGCTTAATAGCATTTCCTAATTCGTTTCTTAATTGTTTTGTTGCATCCGATGGATTTGCTGTTAATACGGATTCCATAAATTCTAATACATCCGCACCAACTCCTAAAAAGATTTCTTCAAATTTCATAATATTATTTTTCATAATCTTTTGTTGGTCTTGCTTATCGGTTTTATCTGCCCAAGCTTTTATTTTATCATCTTGTATTTGATTTATACGCATTGATTTATCACCGAACGCCCATCTTTTAACTAATCCTATTTTTGAACCAATATCTAATTTCTTTGCACCTTTTTCAACAAAATCCGTCCACCAAGCTTGATGATAATCTGCCACCCCATCACTATCCGATAAATTAAATTCTTTTTGAAGCCTGTTAATCATCGATATATATTTTCCTTGTAATTTGGAAAGGTTTTCTGATTTTGGTAATGACTGCATTGGAGGTCCTTGTATTGTATATGTATCTTGTACATGCTTATTAACCTGTTTAATCATTCCGGCTAATATAGATGCAGCAGATTGATTTTCTCCAATAATTTCCCCTTCTTTATTATATTCAAAAGTTCCGTGAAATACCAATAATGGTTGTCCGTATGGAATTACATTTGCATTTTGTGGATATATTACTTCCAAATTCATAAAACACGCACCATCTTTAAATATCTTTTTACGTTGTGGTTCTGATAATCCTGATATAGCTTTAGAAAGGTCATTCATAGCAAATGTGTATGCATCAGTTAATGAACCTCTACCAGCAAATTGTTGTGCAACTTGTCCAACGGTCATTGCACCTTCACCTTTATTTTTTGTATGTGATTTATTTCTTGCAGCAACTAATCTTCCATTCACCCAACTAATTGCCAACGCCTGTCCGTCAGTTTTTTCTCTTGCTAATTCTAAATCACCATTTAAGGCTCTTACTACAATTTGTTTAAGGTCACCAAATGTAAGATTCATTTCAATATCAAATGGATGATTCATGTGACCATACGCCCCACCTTCCAATAATAGTGATTCGTTTATTGATTCTTTCTTTAAACTTCTTTTCTGAAGAACTAATTGGTTTATTTGAGAAAATATATCTGCAATATCTTTATCTAATTTCTTTTCATCAGCACTCATTGGTGATTCGATATCTACATTAGAATAAAGTTTTTTCTTTTTTGCAATTAGTATCTCTGCTTTTTTAAGTAAATCGGATTTTACTTTATCCAAATCTTTTAGAATTTCAGATGAAGTAGCTTCGTTTGTAGATTCAAATGCGGATGGGGTTTTAATTTTTCTCCAACCACCACCCGGTGTTCTAAATATCCTAGCAGGTATTGGTAAAGTAGAACCTATTGGTAATTGTCTTTCATACCCTTTATCAACATGTATAATTTTAGTTATAAATTGATTTGTTTTATTATCAGAACCAACTAATTCAACTTCTACGTTTACAGGCCTTCCACCTACCTTCATTTTACCAGCAAATAATTGTCCTTTAGTAAATGCTTCATTGTATGGTGTTTCTATTTTAGAAAGTTTACTATAATAATTTGGGTCTTCGTAAAGATGGTCTAATGCAATTTCTTTTGCTATATTAGTATCAGTTGTATGTTCTCTTTCTACTGCGTATCCCTTTATAAACTCGTTCTTTAAAGTTTGAAGACTTATATTATGGTGTTTAGCTATATCGCTTAATGTCATACCTTTTGCCAAACCACCAGGAATATTATCAATCTCAACTGCTATTTCATCAATCTCCTCATATCCACTCATTCCTTTGTTGTTAAGTTTCTTACTATTCTTCTTAACATCATCACTATCAGGCGCACCATTGATATATCCACCAGGTAAACTTAAACCCACGCCGGCTCCACCACCAAGTCCCATTTCATCCAATAGGTTATCGAAATCTAAAACTATTTCTTTAATATCTTCTTTTGAAATTATTGTATCTTTTTGATTTTCAGGAAGTTCCCAAAATCTTTTAGGTTTTTTTACTACCTTTTTAGGCTTTATTTCTTTCCAATTTTCAACTTTATGTGGGTCATCGGCTGGATTTAACGTACTTTTTTCTACGTTATTTATTTTGTAATATGATTTTCTAAATTGAGTTTCAGTATCTTTTGACTTACCAACTCCTCTCATATTATCCGCTTTAGGCTTATCTAATTGAGTATATCCACCTTGTTTATACCAATTTTCAGGCTTTTCTTTATTTAATATTCGTTTGCTTCTATCTGGTACAAATGATGTATCAGGTTCAGACGTTCCATTAAATCCTGCATTAGATGCAGCTTCTTTTAATTCTTCTTTTTTAGGAATTCTAAATGTTACTGCTTTCTTACCATTAATTGTTGGCATTCCCCACTCATCTTCACCTATTGATTTAACAACTACTTTTTTATTTTTAAATTTACCCATCAACAAAGTATCACCAACTTTTACGTTTAGTTTAATTTCTTCGTTAATGCATTCTTTTAATCCTTTTAATTTAAGAGTAATTAATTTGAATATTTGAGAATCAAACTTTGGGTATGCTTTTGTGAAATTCTTTTTTCGTTCTTCTTCACTACCAGCACTTAACCAATAACGAACATCAGTACCACTAATAGGATTTGATTGAGCAGGTGAAGCATACACATATCCTTTATCCAAATATCCTTGCTCTACCTTACCTTTATATGGAGTGAAATAGTTACCACTTAATCGGTTTTGGTCTTTCTCACCAACTACAACAATTAAACCGGTTGTATCTGAATCAAATTTATTAAGTATTTCTTCTGGTCTATATGGATTTTTGACATTAACAATTTTAGATGATGGAATTCCAAACATCTGCATCATTATTGCTTTCTTCTCTTTAAAGTTAAATGGAGATTTTTTTGAATCGGTAACATTAGAAGTTCCGATATATACGCTATCCTTTCCGAATTTGCGTATTAAATTTTCATAAGTTGCATAATGGCCCTTATGAAATGGTTGAAAGCGGCCAGAATAGACAACAACTACTTTGTCCATTTCAGCCGCTTCATCCAATATTGTTTCTACTAAAAATTTTGCTAATCCTTTCATATAGTTATCTTACTATATAAATATTGGATATTAGTCTTTTACAACTTTCATATCAGAACTAGTAGGTTGTTGTGCCTGTTGTGCCTGTTGTGCCTGTTGTTTTCTAGTAGGTGCACCCGGTTGATATTGAATTGTACCATCCTGTATATTAATTCTACCTTGAGGGTATTTATCATCCAATGCATCTAAAACACTTTTTAATTCTTGATTAGTTAGTTTAAATTTAGCTTCAGATTCCTCTAAAATAGTATCTAATCTTTTTAATTCTTCTTCTATTTCTTTTTTTCTGATGTAAATGTTACCAAAATCAGAAATAATTGTATTTATTTTTTGATTTAGTTCCGTAATAGAAGTTAATACTGATTCTTCCAATTTAACAATTTCAATCTCAACGGATTGTTTTTGTGGAATGTTATCTAATTCTGCCATAGTTTTTGTTTTTATTGTTTATATATATATAAGTATATTACTTTTTAATTTTTAATATAGTGGTTGTACTAAATCCATCTATTTTTTGAAAATATTTAATTTCGTTCGCAAACTCCTTACCAATTATAGTTTTATTGCAATATTCACTACCTATTACAAAATAATTGGGTTTATATTTTTTAATTTCTTCTCTTAATTGTGCATCGGTATCAAATACTACAACATTATCAACTCCCCCAATTTGCATTAGATTGAATATTCTTTGGTCTTGAGTATGAAACGGCCTATCATCCCCCTTTGATTCTTTTACCCTTTTATCAGAATCTATGCCAATAACTAATTGCTCACCAAGTGATTTAGCGTATTCAATTAACTTAAAATGACCATAGTGTAAAATATCAAAACAACCGTTAATCCAAACTTTTTTCATTATAAAAATTTTTTTAACTCGTTTATTACCATTTGAGAGGTAATTGATTTTGTACATTCAAATTGTCTATCAGTTCCTTTATGGTCTGGACACCAATTCCAATCTCCGGCATCCAATTTTAATCTATTGAAACATCCTTTACATTTTCCATCGGCTGCATTAATTCTTACACAATCCTTCATTTCTGCCCAATCATATGAAAATCCACTAATCAATACAGTGGGAACATCTAACGCCCAACTCAACCAACTTAACCCACTACCAATACCAATAAACGCTTTTGATTTTTTCATTTCATCTATTACCAATTCAAGTGGACCGTTGGGGTGTTGAATCACTCCAGTAGGATGTTTATTGCCCATATAATCATCACCTTCTTTTGAAAGTAATTTTACTGTATATCCTCTATCGTTTAACCAATCTACCACATCTTGCCAACCGGTTGGATTATTCCAAAACTTAGATTGGGCCGTACCAAATGTTGCAATGCAAACTTGCTTAAGAGTAGGTTCTATTTTTATATTTCTATTTTTTATTTTTGGTTTTATTTCTTTGTAACTCAATCCTAAAATATCAGAACACATTTTTTGCAGTGTAACCGATTTAGGGTCAGTTGGATTTTTATAAAGATTAACTGTGCTATTTTCGTTGTAAAACAATCCAATTTTATACATTGCGTATAATCCTTCTACATTTGTACCTGGTTCTACGAATGTTATTTCAGGATATTGGTCAATAAACATATGATTCATAAATGTTGAAGTTATTACTTTACATTGATGTTTTTTTCTAAATTCGTCTACATATGCAAACCAAGCCAATGAATCACCCAATGCTTTTGAATCTATTGCTATATATACACGTTTATCTTTCGCATCGTAAAGATATTCATACCATAATTTTCCATTTTCATAAATGCGTATTTTCCATTCTACAAAATATTCTATACTACATTTTGTCCACATATTGTTTTTTATCGTAGTTGAATAATAAATTTTTCCACTTTTATTATCTATAAATTCAACTGTATAATCAGCACTTATGTTTCCCCGAACTTCTACAAACGGGCCCCCAACGAAATAAATTATTACTTTATTTTTTATTTCAACTATATTGTTTTTATTTTGTTTTAAATTATCGTAAATCATTAACTCCAAGTTTTAACTGTTAAATCTAATAAAGAAAATCCCTCCGCTTGTTTACTATATACTTTGTTTGTTGTATATCTTGACCTTGGGTAATTTATAAACACGTGGTTATACCAAAGGTCACCAACATCCCATCCACAATCTTTAAGTCTATCTACCCACCATTGTTTTTCTCTATTAGGAATTAAATAACAATGTGCAAGGTCTTGATTTGCCGCGGTCTTTGAAAATAATTTATCAATTTTTATTTTTTCTCTAGATGGATTATCTGCAAATGATATAAATGGGACATCATCTCTTTCCGAAATAAAGCATGCTCTATGTACTATTTCAACAAATTCTTTCAAACCAGTATAAATAAATGCATCTGCCTCAAATACTAAAGTGTAATCAAAGTTTTCGATATCTATTGTTTCCAATGCCATTCTGTGTGCCAAATAACAACCATAGTGTCTACCTGTCATCCAACCCAAACCAGCTCCAGGGTATAACTCACCTGGCTTATTATCTTTACTTATGTGTTCAGGTCTTCTACAATTTTCAGCAGGTGCCAATCCCTCATATGGTTCATTAACGATTGGATGATATACCATTCCGTATTTTTCCAATTGCTTAATAGATTGAATTGATACCCTTTCTCTCATATCATCCGGTCTAGTCAACATATGCTTAATTTGAATACGTGGTTTTTTACGTTTCCAATTTCGAAATCCAATAGTACATTGATTATAAAAAAACTCATTAACTGCTTTGGTAACGCCAGGAAAAAAACTTCCACCATAATCATCACCACTAATAGTTCCACCCGGTTTTACTTTGTTATACCAATAATGAATATCATCATTTACATCTTCGTAACTATGGCCAGCATCTAACATTAGATAATCAATACTTCCATTTGAAAATTGATTAGCTGCATTTTCAGAAGTATCTTTAATTATTTCAAATTTATTATAATTGTTTGATAGAACTGTGTTATCTATGAATTCATAAAATATATCTCCATTAAATGCTCCTACAATATTTTGGTGTAACTCCTCATCATCAGTTCCTTTAAATGTATCAATTGTTGTAAACTTAATATCTTTTTTAGATTCTTTTATTTTGTTTACTAAATAATTTGTGGATTTTCCAAACCAAGTACCAACTTCCACAAACGTATCTCCATCTTTTGCTTCTTCAACAAATTGATTATACAATTCATCAAATGCGAACCAACCTGGTATTTCATTAAATTCGGGTTGTAACTTTTCTAAAATAATTCTTTTAGTTAATTTTAAATCATCATCAATATAAGTTACTAATGGATTATTATCATATGTATCTAAATAAGTGTGGAGTTTTCTAAATATCGATGGTAGTTTATAACTCAATGCTTCTTTTACCGATAGCGGGTTTAGTTCTATCTTAGATGCAAAATAAAACATATCACATGCTGCGTAAAAATTATCTACATCATTTCGTTCACCCCATATAATACAATTATCCGGTTTTAATTTCATCAATGGAGCCCAATAGTGTTCAAAATTACCAGCTTGGTTACCCACAAAGTGAAACTTAATTTTATATTTTTCTAATTGCCTTGCTATTGCAAATATTTCACCCTGATTTTTACCAGGTGCAAATAATCCAACATTTAGAACATGTTTCCAAGTTGGGTCTAATCCTAATAGTTTTTGTGCAGCCGGTTTATCAAATGCATATTCTTCGATAGGATACTCCCATACATCAGTTTCTACTCCAGTATCAATAAATTTCTGTCTACTCCATTCCGATACTAAAACATATCTATCAGGATGATAAGATATTTCAGATGGATTTGTCAATGAACCATGCGTTGATGCTACTATAAAATACTTTCTTTTATCTGAAAATATCCTATCTAGTATATTTGTTGCTAAATCGAATTGTGGAATCTCTTGAAAATGTATAATATCGGGTTGGAATACATTTATAATATCAACTATTTGTGATTTGTTATCGCCAAGTGTGTGTACCGGTACTAAAGATTTGATTCTATTTTTTTGAACCACAAAAGCATCACCACCACTATTGTTTATTTCAACAATTTCAATTTCAAACTCATTGATAAAATGCTTTACCTGTTTGTATGTGTATTGAGGTTGTCCTCCGGTAGAAAGATGTGGACAGACATAAAGTAACTTTTTCTTTGCCATATTGTAACAAATATACGAATTTTTTTTAAAATAACCAAATTTATTTTAGAAAGTTACATTACCTTCTACTAAATTAATTTCTCCGTTTGGATATTTTTGATTTAAATCGGCTAAGATTATATTTAATTCTTTATTTGTTTGAATATATTCATCTTCTATAACTAATATGATTTTATTCAATTCGGCTACATCCAAGTGTAATTGTCCTGCATTTGCAATTAGTTCGTTTTTGCGGTTATTAAGTTCTTTTATCTTTGATAAAATACTTTCTTCTAATTTTTCAGTTGTCATAATTTTATTTTAATTTTGTGTGTTAAAGAAGAATACTTGAAAAAGCCTACCATCATGTAACCCCTTTCCAAAGTAATCTAGTGATTTGTGAAATAAACTTGCTCTATATAAAACTAATCTATTGTATTTGTTTGAAACATAATCTGTAATTTCCCATTTTGTAATATCTTTATAATCTCTAAGATATGGATGTTTTAAATCTTCTTCAGTTGGGGTTTCGGTTTTATGAATATACCTATCTTCTTTTGTTTCTTTATGTCTATAAAATGCAGTTCCTGCTGAAAGTGGTGCGTTTGGTGTTAGGTATAATACAGCAGCCCAATCATTACCCCCATCCGAATGTATCCAAGAATGATGTTCCTCTGTTGTGTATTGAAATGCGCCAGTGTATTTATCATCAAACCAATTAGTAACTTTACCACCCCAAGGATATACTACATATTCTATCGCTTCTTTTATAATATCATTTATCATTGATTTTGTTCTATAACCAGGAAAGTTGCCCGTTACATCAAATTTTTGTTGTAACGCAAATTCCCTAACATCATCTACATTATGATAAAAATCATCTATTACAATAATATCTAATTTTTGAGACATAGGATTTATTTATATATATAAATATATGATTTTTTTATTTTGAAGCACTAACATATGCCTCTAACGCTTCAACTTTATTCATTAATATCTGAACTGCTTTAGTTAATGGGACTACCAATTTATCATACGTTAAGGATTCGGTTGTTATAGCACTTCCACTAACGCCATAACAAACATATCTTCTCATTTCAGGGTCCTCATCCAACCATTCTGCTATAAATCCACCATGTTTACCAATATATTCTTTTGGATTTGGCATTGGATATGATGTATAATCACTTTCTTCGCCTGTTTCATATGTACTCGAATCAATAATATTTAATGGTGTATATAATACAGGTCTTATTTTTTTAATACTTTCATATGCACTATCAGGATAATCTTCAATATTATTCTTAACTCTAATAGTAGATGAATCAAATATTAACTCTCTACCATTAATGCCCAATACAGTTGCGCCTGGTCTTAAACGAGCGGTTGCAACGTTATCGTTTTGAGATGGCCAATCTTGTCCACTTAATCTTGATTTACCACCCTCAATTCCCATTCTAACACCATCTGTTGTTCCTTCAGTTCCAATATACCCACCATTTACAATAACATTATTACCCGCACCACTTAATGAAACATCACCAGCCAACACTTCAATTGCCTTTGCGGTTGCCGAAATATTGGCATTTGTAATTCTCAAACCAGGCGTTGACCCATTTGTTTTAATATCAACAATAGGATTACTAGTTGTTCTTTGTATCTTAGTATAGTTGTTACTATCCGCAACAACTAAAAGTCCATCACCACCAATTTCAGTTTGGTTAAGTTGTACACTAAATGTTTGTGATTGTGGATTTATATTACCAGTAACCGTAACTTTACCTGAATTAGAATATCCATATACAGATGTAGTGGTATGTACATAATATGTATCAGCCGTTGGGAATGTTATTGATTTTGGATAACCATCGCTAAATGAAACCCCTAGTTCCTCTAGGGGTCCATTAATTACACCAGTTGAAAATCCTAATGTAAATGAATCTATTATATTTCCGCTAAAATCATCCGTATCCCATATTTGTGCAGTTATATAAATTTCAAAGTATCCATCAAAATCATTACTTGCTAACGCATATATGTATTCAGCACTTCCCCAATCCAATGTTGCAATATTGTATGTTCCTGGAGTAGTTACTGAAAATCCCGATAAATCATATACAACTTCATTACTATAAAAACTACCAGGTCCTATATATTCTGTATTATATGATGGGAGTTGTGAAAAATCATAAGTAGCAGGTATATCGATACTTACATTACTGAATGAACCACCTGGATCTGATACATTTGCCTGTCTTATTTCTACTTTTTTTACTCCGCCCGAATCAAAAATTTGAAGTGCTTTTTGAGATGCATTAAGAACAATTCCATCCGTACTATCTTGGAAATTACCATCTATAACTTTCCAGTTTCCAATTTCCGAAGTAGATGCTGCATCAGTTAATAATTTTCCTCTAATTTCCAATGTAGTATTATCCCAATTTATATAGGAATTACCAGCTACTACATTTTGCCCAAATCTAAATTTTCCATCTTGCTGTAAATAAAAACCGGGTGCAGTTCCTCCTGTTAATGAGGTTGCTCCAGTACTTCTAATAAAACCGGTAGTTAATCCATCCGTACCAATAACTAAACCTCTAGTAATAGTTGCATCTTGCGCTAATAAAATATCAGTTGCAACAGAACTAAATGTTGCCCCAAATGATTCCCAATATGTTGTATAATTCGCGCCAGTAATTGGTCTTGTAGTTGTATCCGATGGTGTGTGTGTTTCTTTACAAAGATAATATTGCCCATTACTTCCTTTTACAACATCACGTCTTGTAGCCAATGCCGGAGCTGCTGGGTCTCTAAAATATTGTACACCCTGAGTCCACGGTCCTCTATAAACTACTCCAGGACCAGGCCCCCCTGCAGTTCCTGCAGTTCCACCACTACCACTAGTTCCACCACTACCACTACTTCCACCACTACCCGCAGTTCCAGATGTGCCGGCCGCTGCAGCAATTGCCCAAGGACCAGCTCCAGGATATCCTGTTAGTGCATTTGTATTGTTTGTTGCAATATGTTGATAATTCTGTGCCTGCGCCGATGTACATCTCCAACTCTGTCCTGCGTATGAAACTACATCATTTGTGAAATATGTATCACCCGCTGTCCAAGCTCCCCTCAATGAACCTTCACTAACTCCTGGTTCAATCTGTCTAATCGCCCCCACGATTGTTAAAGTATCTCCATCCCAAAACATTCCCTTTCCAGAAGTAGATGTGGTTTTGATTGAGAATCTACCAGTTGTACCAGCAGCACCATTTTCATATATTCCTAAAAATACACCAGGCCTATCATATCCTATAACTCCGGTAGGTGCTGCAGATGTACCAGAAGTTCCCGCAGTTCCTACGGTACCAGTTTGTCCAATTGCAATATACGGGTCAGTTCTTCCACCTGCTAATACAATATTTGCAAATGGAGTGTTTATATCTTTAACACCTACGTTAATTGTGTTTTTAACAAACGATTCTTCAAATATTGCAATCTTAGCTGCTACAAAGAATTCTTCTTCACCCAAATATTGCCAGTGGTCACTATCAACCCAAGGTGCTGCAGAACCGCCATTATCCGGTTGCTGCGGTCCTACAATTATAGCCGGATTATGTTTTTTTCCAGTATTAGGACCAGAACCACTTACAGCTGCCCAATAATGTGTTTCGTTATTATAATTTGCCGGATTAGGCCATATTACTGCATCTCTACGTTTATTCGTAGTTTCAACCGAGCCAATGTAATCGACTGTATTAGCCCAAATACCTCTCATTACAATACCAGGACCTGTATTACCTTCATATTGTATTGATAGAGATTGTGTTTTAATTAAAGTTTGTCTACCTTCACATTCTATTTGATACACAATTTCTGCTGTTGGATTATTTACAGGATCGGCCCAAGCGGTAATAATTCCAATTGTTGCAGGAGTTCCACTCACAAATTGTCCGGCAGTTAAACCACCCGCTAAAGTAATGTGACCTGATTTGTCTTGTATTGATACTCTACATTTTTCTTTGAATAATCCAGCAGTACCATACGCATCGGTATCGGGACCGGCGCCGGCATTAAAATTTGTATTCACCAATTCAGTACTACCTCTAAATGCTCTAATAATATTACTTGTTCCTGTTAAATCATATTGTCCTGATACTTTGTAAACTACCGATGCATTTTCATTGGTCATCTTAACATCATACGGAGCGGGTGCTTCAAATTGAACTGAAAATGATTGTGTTACAAATTGTGTTTGTCTCGCCAAAGGTCTTATACTGGTATTTGTACTAGAACTATCTCCTTCAAAATCTATTCTATATACAATTTGTCCACTTTTATTTGTAGCAGGAGAAGTCCAACTAGTAATGTTTCCAATTGTTGCCGGATTTGTTGTGGTGAGAGGGAATACGGTTGATTGATTAATCCAAGCATCTTTATAAACTATGGATGCGGATGAATATCCTAATACTCCAATCGGTTCATTATTAAAATCTAAATCATTTGGATTGTTGGGAAGTGGTAATGGATTTGCGTTTGTTAGTTGCTGATTACCATTGAATGTTGTTATTTTCATTCCCGTACCGGTAATATTTGTTGTCCACAAATCCGCGGTTATAGAACAATTATCATTGGTTGAAGCAAGTTTATATGAATCAGCCCCTGCCTTTATGCCAGATATTGTTAATTGAGCTTCCGCTCTATATGGATTTACAGTTGGAGATGTGTATGGATTTCCGTCTGTTATTTTAACTTTAAATGTTTTTTGTGTGTCAGGTGCTATATCAGAATAATTCACTTGGTCAAACAAATCACAAAACGCGGGATTTCCAGAACCAACGAATTGTGAGTTAAATGTTTCAGAACCATCCAAAGCAACATCAAATATGGAAAAAAATACTCTATCGGCAGATGAGGTTGTATTAAATGCAGTTGCGGATAATATAATTGGATTATTAGATAAAGGACTAACTCTACCATTTCTATCGTAGTTTACCGTATATGATGATGCTTTAAAATCTACACTACGTGCTTTAGGTGGTGTTACATTTTTTGTAAATGTTTGTGTACGAGTAAAAATAGATGATGTATATTGATGCCCAGCTCCTAACGCAAAGGGATATACTTGAATAGTATATATTGCATTAGCCGAAACATAAGGATAATCAAATCTATTAAAATTTAAAGTTGCCGTACTAAATGATGATGAACTAGGCCCATGTGTATTAAATAACGTTGGACTTGTAAAATCAATACCGGAGCCAGTTCTAATAGGCCATACTCCCAATGAACTACTAGTTTCTACTTTAGTTATTCTCCAAGTACCAGGATCAGTTGATTGAGTTGTAAATCTTAAAAAATCATCTCCTTCTTTTACTTGAATTGTTGTATTAGCAGCTGAGTAATTTGAAATATATCCAACTTCATCCGATATCACCGAAGGTGATGTTGGTGATATTAAAATTTGAATTGGAGGCGGTCCTTCTAATACTTTTGTGTAATTTACAATCACACTTGCGGTATAAATTGATGAAGTAAAGTAAGGATGAATGATTAATGGATACTCAATACTTCCACTTAATTCTCTCATATTAGATGAAGCACTTACTATCAATGATGCTGTATATGGTACTCCAAATGATGATGTAAATTGTACATTCCCAGCTTTAACATTTCTTTCTATTATAGAAGAAGTTGCTATATAAAAAGTGCCATGTGTACTTAAATTATTTAAAGTATGTGCACTTGAACTAAACGCAAGATATGAAGCACCTTGCTTTAATTTAATATCGGTAATAGATGGTCTAAAATCATTTATAACTCCTCTTGAATTTGCACCAAGTGTAATTGATATCGGATTTACTTCGAATACAATACTTTCATCCCCTTGCTTTCCTTCCGGTACAATTGTAAATGTTTTATCAATACTCACCGATGCCGAAGTCCAAGGTTCGGTATAAACAAATGTTAATGTTAAATTTTTACTTTGAGATAATGGACTTCTTACATACAAAGATTCAAGTCCCTCTGGCTTCTTTGATGGAATTATGTTTTTATTTTCATCCCTTGCAATAACTGTTAAAGTTGGGTCTAAACTTTGAGTATGGTAATATAACCAATATTCAGGAACCCAATCTTTGTTAATTGACATTGATGGGTAAATCTGAAATGATGATGTTACTGATTCTATTTCTCCAGGCGCAGTACCTCTTTTTGCAAATGATGCTGTTGCGAATGCAAAGGTAGGTCTAAATGTGGATTCAATTCTAGGATTTATTGTAAAGGTATCTACATTAAATAATACTTTACCACTATCCAAACCATCTTGTAAATCTTCTAATATAATCGATGCTAACACCGATGATGATACTGCGTATGCCGGACCTGATGCCGCTGATGAAGAAGGCATTAAGAAAATTGTCCTTCTAAAATCTATCGAATCTCTATTGAATACTGCATTATAATCTATTTGTCCTGTACCAACGGATCCTGTTGTTAATCCATAAATCATATTGCTCGCAGTAACATATGATAAATTTACAAATCTATCAGGTTCTAAATTTGGATTTAGTTCATAATTTTTTGAACGAGATATTATATGTAGTTGAATATCAGAAAAGTTTTTGTAAGATTGTTTACTTAATAAAATATCATTTATACCATCAATTCTTACTGCCTGTATTTCTAACGATGAGGTACTACTATTTCTAATTTGAGTTCCTCTATACGGTCTAATAATATGATTAACTCCACCAAATCCATCTAATATTTTATATATGTTAATGGTATCAGTAAATCCTTCACATTCTCCAGTTATTTTTACCAATTGAACATTTATATCACTTCTAGAACCTGTGAAATCCTGAACTCTCATAAAAACATTATCAGTTCCAATTCCTTGTAATACTCCAGGATATTGACCACTACCAGAATAAAGAGGTATTGGCTGTTGATAGATTGATTGTGTATATTGTGATGAAGATAATGCGTTTCCAAAAAAATCAAATGATGCCGATGTATAATGTACTGAACCTGTTAGTAAAGTTTTTTCCTCCTCTATTGTTATAATTGTAGGTGGTACTGGATTAGAACCAGAATCAAATTGAAATCCTGCACTTGATGCTATTAATCTTAATTGTTTTCTAATTGTTTGTAAATTACCACCATCAAATGTTTTAGATTCTTCTACCAATACTGGAACATAGTTGTTATTTATATCATAAAATTCAAAACGATAATCAAATGTTTCAACTGGCAAACTTCTCGGTACTGATTGTATAAATGTTATTTCATCAGGAGAATATGCCGTTTCTTGAGCGGCTCTTAAACTTACATCAGCTATATGCCATCCAGTTCCTTTTACTTCAAAATATAGTTTTGAATTTGTAAAATTTTCAGCTTTAAAATTTACAGACGCTATTTGTTTTTGTAAAATAGCAGATGAATCCGCTTTAAATGTTACTATATCTTGTTCATCTCCACCAATTACCGAATCTTTAGAACCACTAATAAAAACTCTAAGTTGACCTAATTGTCCTACGGTTGTACTATTTCCTCTGTAATTTAATCCAAGAGTATATTCTGTATTTTCAGTTAGATTAAATGATTTTGATGTGTAATAATAATTCGATGATAGATTTCCATCTAGTTTTACCGAATTAAATAAATAATTTTGATTAAATGTTGCCGTTAATGAATTTGATGATGTTACCCAATATCCAGTTGGATGTTGTGATTTAAAATTTTCTTTATCAAAAATTCCATAGAATTCTTGATTTTTTACCTGAGATTCTAAATCTATAAGTAATTCATTTGATTCTAATTGTATTTCCTGAATAAATTGATAATCTGCTAAATCCGATTGCGATTTTCTAAATATTTTTACTCTAGCAACATCTCCAACAAATGTAGTTAAATCAGTAATATTAATTTTAGCAAAAGAACCCGTTAATGCCGTTTTTAAATTATCAACACCCTCTGTATAATTAAAAGATGCAGTAAATCCTTCATTTGTAAAATTTTCAACTGGTGCTGCCGAGCCTAATGAAGTATCACTATATGGTGGTTGTACGATAATTTGTCTATCGTTTATTATTTCGGTTACTAATGGTCTGTAAGATAAATTAGGAAATTCTAAATACGTGTCAACTACCGATGCTGTCCAAAATGTGTTACCTACGGTAGTTAGTAAATATGAAGTTGGTGATGTATAATTTAATAATGATTGACCGGCTACAGGTGTTTGAGATGTACCATTCACCGAACCCGTTTGTATTTTTTGTGCAACAACGTTTGAAAATATTGGTTTTACTATTTCGGTAATATTAACAACCGGTCTTTTATAAAATCTAACTTTATCTTCATTGGAAAGTAATCTATTTACTTTAAATGTTTTTTCCCATTTTAAGTTATAAACACTTTTCCACTCATCTGGGATTTCTTGTATTATCCCATCTGCATCTATATAATTTTTTGCTTCTCCTAAAATTGTAATCTTAGCTTCTCCAATTGGAGTATCTTCATAAACATAAACTGCAATTAATTTGGATAATCCCTCATAGTATTCAGGAATACCATTACCAGGCTCATAATAGATTGGGTCTCCGTTAACATCTAATATTTGAATTTTTATTTCAGTTGTTTCTTTTAGATAAGGAGAACCTTCGATTAAAAACCCATTTTTACC